CTATTAATTTTTGTAAAAAGCAAATTTAATGCTTTTTGAGCATCTTCTTGAGCTAATTTTGATAATTCAACAGGATCTATTCCTAAAGATTTATATATCTTTGCTTGGTTTTTTGTTACAGCATTTCCTTTTGTCATAGCACTAAAAACTTTTTTTGCACCAGTTGCTGCTACATCTGCATCCATACCTTGTTCAATTAATGAAGCACCTATTGCAGCTACTTTATCTGCTGAAAATCCTGCTAATTTTCCTATATTTCCAGTTCTATTTACAAAATCTGTAATTTTAGCAGCACTAGCTCCTGTTGTATTTCCTAAATAATTCATTTTATCTGTTAATTCTATTAAACCCTCGTATGGAAGTTTTAAAGCATTTTTCATTTCAAACATTGCTTGTGCAGCCTCTTCTCTATTCATGTCAAAAGCCATTCCAATTTTAGAAGCTAATTCAATATATTCAACTGCTTCTTTTTGATTTAACCCTGACTGCCCAGCACTAGCTGCAGCTCCATACAATTCATCAAGTGAAATTGCAATTTTTTTCTCTGTAATAATTTTATGTAAATCTTTTTTAAATTTCTCTTCTTCCTCTTTTGAGTTAAAATCAAATTGTTTTTTTACATCTGAAAAATTACTTTCAGCATTTATAGCTTCCTGAACTGGTTTATATAAAGTTCCAGCTACTGCTGCTGCACCACTTAGCATATAAGTTCCACCTTTAGAGATTTTATTGGCTATATTACTCATTTTGGTAGCTTTATTATATTTAATTGTAGCTTTTTCAGCTCCTTTAATAGCTTTTTCTAATTTTTCATAAGCTTTAGTTGTGTCATTAAGATCAACTTTTTTTTCTTTTAAAATATTCTTAGTGGTATTTAGATTTTTAGCTTCTTTTATATAAGATTGATTTAAAGTATCTAATTTTCTTTCTAAGTCTTTAAGAGATTTAGTTTTTTCTTCAACTGCTTTTTTACTTTCTTTCAATGCTTTTCTTTGTTTTCTAGTTTTACCATTATTTTCTTCAATGGCTTTTTTTTCAGCTTCAATCTCTTTCTTTAAATTTTTAATAGCTTTTTCTGTTTCTTTTATAGCAATAACTTTTTCTTTAAGAGCTTTATTATCCTTAATGTATTTATCAAGTAAAGATTTACTATCTTTTAAATTTATAATTACTTGATTTAATCCAACAATATTATTACTTAGTTGTGATATTCCTTTATTTGCTGTTCCAAAAGATTTGCTAAAACTTGCTGAAACTAAAGCACCTATTCCAAATGAAATTCCTACTGATTTCATATTTCCTCCAAATAAAAAACCACTTACCAATTTATGATAAGTGGTTTATATTTTTTAATTATATTGTGTAATACGCTAGAGAAAACTAAATAGAATAACTATCAAGAGAATTAGGAAAAATATAAGGTATATGAAGTTTACAATAAATTCAGATACAATTTCAATTCCTTCAGCAAAAATGCTCCAAAAGCCTTCTTTATCTTCTTTTAAAAATTCATTTTGGACTTCTTTATTTTGTATTTCTTCTAATATACTTTCTTGTATAGTTTGTTGAATAAGTAAATCTCTTTGATGTCTTTGCATATTACTCACCTCTTAAATGGATTTTACAACAAATTCATTTAAAAAGCAACCACTTATTTAAAATTTTGATTGTTTTTCAAGAATTTCTCCCATATCACTTACCCAATCAAAGAACTCTTGAAAATTCATATTGATAAAATAATCAATATTTGTTTTACTTTCTTTACTCATAATTAAGATTGATTTTCTAATATCTTTGCAGCTAAGCTTTCCAATCCCACACCATTGAACAAACCCTTTACTTCATTTGTTATCTCCAAGTATTCTCTCCCAGTTAATTTTTCAACTAAATCATCATAAGAGCAATTAATCATTTTAGAAGCAACATATCCTAAATAACCTCTTGAATTTTCCATATCTCCTTGTGGAAAAATTCCACCTGTTAACAAGAATTCTCTTTCAGCATCTAATATAGATTTTGGTGTAAAATCCTCTTTTGAAATATTAATTTCATCTATTTCAACTTCTATACCATTTTTTATACATTTTATTTTATTTTTTATTTTCATACTTTCCTCCTAAATTCCCATTGCATCTCTTACTTCTTCTAGTAGATCTTCTCCATTAATATTGAAAATCATATTTATTTTATCTATTTCTAAAACTGTTTCTCCATCCATTTCTACTTTTAAGTAAAGACAACTATACTTCTGATTTGAACCAGAAGGCTTCCCTACTTCTAATTTTTTCTAATGCTTCTATTCTTTTTCTTTCTTCAAGAACAGCATTTTTAATTGTTTCTTTTTGACTTTCCTCTTGTTCACTAATAATTTGATTTTTAAAATCATTCATTAATTGTGGATACTCATTCAATAATTCTTGTACATTTTTTGTCATCATTATTCCTCCTGTATTTTTCATATTTTCAATTTCTTTTAACTTTTCTTTTAACAAATCTTGATGAATAAAATTTTCAATATGTAGCTCATTTGAAATATTTTTAATATTTTCTAATGAATTATCATTTTCTACTATTTCATCAATAAACCCAGCTTCAAGAGCTTCATTAGCACGAAACCATTTTTCATTGTTCATTTTTTCAGCAATTTCTTCTCTACTTAGTTTAGATTTCGTGCAATAAATATCTAAAATAGATTCCTTAACTGTATCTAAAAGTTCAATTTGTTTTTGTAATTCTGCTGTATTTCCATAGGCATAGGTTAAAGGATTATGTATCATAAACAATGCTCCTATTCCCATAACTATCTTAGATGCACATAAAACTAAAAAACTTGCAGCACTTGCAGCTAATCCATCTATATAACCAGTTATTTGTATATTATTTACTTTTGCAAAATCTTTTAAAAGATTATAAATAGCACTTGCTTCAAAAACATCTCCACCAGGAGAGTTTATTCTCAAATTTATTTGAGAGACATTCTTATAATTTTGTAATTCTTTTGCAAAACTTGCTGAACTAACTTGTCCATATTCTTTGTCAGCCCATTTTGTTATAGTTCCATATATTCTTATTTCAACTGTATTTTCTGATAGATTTTTTATTTCAAAAAATTTATTTTCATTTATTCTAGGCATTATTTTTCACCCCCTTTACGAATATTTTTCAAATCTTTTTCAAGAAGAGCAATTTCCTTTTCCTCTTCTGCTCTTTCTCTAAAGATTTCTTCGTAATCATAGCCTGATGTAGCAGCTATTATACTTCTACTTGTTGTAAAGTTTTCAAGTTCTTTCCCATTTGCATTGGCATCTTTTAATGGATCAAGAGATGATTTTCCAGCACCTACCCATATACAACGAGTAAAAGCATAACGAACCGACTCATCTTCAAAAAACCTTGGACAATCTATATCCCCATTTTTTATAAGTTCAAGTATAAATTCTTCATAAATTGGTTGACAAAATGTCCTTTCCAGAATTTTTCTTGAAACTTGAAATCTTTGATGTGCTTCTTCAAGTGAAGCTTTTGCAGCACTATATGAATTTTTAAAGCTAGACATCAAAACTTCTTTACTAATCTCTAAATTTGCTCCTATTTCTTCATATATTGCTTCAACAAATTCTTTAAAATTTTTATTGGGTCTACTTGTAGAAAATTCTTTTATTTTTTCTCCTGGTTTACCTACTACCAAAGTTCCATGATCTAAGGTTATTTGTTGTTCTTTTTGTTTTGGATTTTCTGTTGTATTTTCTTCATCAGTTGTTCCAAAACCTCCTGCAAATCCCTCTTCATCAGCACTTTCACTTTCAATAATAAGTCCTATCATTGCATTGATAACTGCTGCTGTTAATTCAGAGCTTTTATATTTCCCTAGCTGTTTAAGTGAAAAAATAATTGGACCTAAAATTGGAACTCCTCTTCTTTGTCCTATTCGTTCAGGTTCAAAAATATGTAAGATATTTTTTCTACCTAAACTGTTAAAAGCTGGATACCCTTTTACTTTGTAATTAAAGTTATCTCCTGGATGTGACGAAGCTACATAGTATTTTTTAAGCTCTCCTTGTTCATCATATTCAACTCCTGATTTTATATATTTATTAATAGTTCCTATCGGATTCACAATTCTATCTGCTTCAAGAAGTTGAATACAAAGCTCTATACTAATTCCTTTTCTGTGTTTTCTCATTGGAATTGCGAAAGCATCTCCATTCATTATCCAACTAAGTTGTAACAGTGATTGTAAATCATAAAAACTAAACATTCTACTTGCATCAGAATTAGGAGATAAAGCCCAAGCATTAAACTTATTTTTTATAATTCTTTCTAACTCTTTTGCTTTTTCTCTTTCTATTCCTAAATAGACATAATTAATTGTTGGTTTTGGCAATAAGCCACTTCCAACAGTTTTAGTTCTCATTTTTTTTAGTGCAGCTCCAGCAAGATCATTATTCATATATAAGTTTCTTGACTTTGCTCTTAAATCTTCAAGACTTAATAACAAATCTTCATCAGGACTATTAGCTCCAACATTCCAATTTTTAAGAACAGGATCATCTTTATTTGGATAACCTTTCTCAATTTTTATAAGGTTATCATATTTTCGCCTCTCTCTAATTCTTTCAGCACCAGCTTTAGGATTAAAGTACCCTATCGCCTTGTCAATTAAATTCATAAAAACCTCCTATCTAGGAATAATTTGAAAAGTTCTAGGACCACTATATCCTCTTTGTACTTTTGCTAATCTTTCAGACCATATTTTTATATTTCTAGCTATCTCTTGTGAATTTGCTCTTGTTAAAACTCTATTTCCAATTGTATAACTCTGACTTTTTGACACAGCCAAATCAGCTGCTAACCAAGCTTGTAAATGTTCTTTACATTGTTCTTCTGTAAATACCATTATTTAATCTCCTTTTTCATATATTTTTTATCATTTAAATCAATTGGGATGAGTTCTACTGCACCTGTTGCATAATTTCTCAAATCCAAAGGTTCATTTCTTCTTCCTTGAAGAATTTCCCAAGCTATTTTCATACCTCTTGGGGTTGATTTTTTTACTTTTACTTCAGCTGTTAGTCCTTTAAAATAATCTATTCCATATCCTTGTGTACTAGATTTTGGGAAATGGCATTTACCTGGACCATTTAAAATTGAAAGTCTTGAATATGTTAAATCTTTTAAAGCATTTACTCCTAAACTAAGTAAATTTATTGAAGGAGTACCTTTTTTAGTAGTTTTTCTAAATCCATTCAAGATATTAACTCCCCAACTTCCTTGTCCTTTAATTGCATAAATTCCTCTTTTCTCTTTTTTATGGACATATTTATATACACTTCCTGTATGATGTCCTCCTGAATCTATAAGAGTTGCTGCAATCATTAAAGACTTACCATTTTTATATTTAAATTTTTTTCTTAAAAAAGCATCTAATTTTAACCATACCTCTTCTTTTCCTGGATCACCTGGGAAATCTCTGTAAATAATCCCATAACTTTCATAACCATAACCCCAGCCAACAACCTCAACCTCGAGTCTATTGTCTTGTACATCCACACCAGCAGTAAGAATAACAACATTGTCATGTAATTCTGCTCCATAGTCTTCTCTTGTTTCATAGATTGCTTCATAATCCATAGCACTATCAAGATTTACAGTGAATGTCTTCCCTAGTACAGTATTTATAAAAGTTTTATATTGAAAATCATCATCTTTGACATTTAGATATTCAGCTATAATTTCTTTCCAGCTTACCCAAGGTGAAGCTAATGCATTTAGGTGAAAACTTCTATTTTCTTTTTCCTTTGGAAATTTAGCTATCCATTTTCCATTAGTTTGTGCATATTTTTTCCATTCACTTTCAGCTGCACTTTCTCCACAAAATTTACACTCAAATTCAGGCTCTATCAAATCTTGATATTTAAGTTGTTCAAATTCTAAGGCTTGATATTTTCCACAATATGGACAAGGTAAACTCCATTCTTCTTGTGAACCAGCTAAATACAATAATTGTATTTTAGAAGTTGCATCATCTGTGGGAGTAGAAACTCTTATTTTTTTGCTATTAAAATAATTATTTGTTCTTCTTTCAGCAAGTTTTACAGGGTCTCCCTCTTTTTTAGCTGATAAAGGAAATCTGTCAACTTCATCTAAAAGGGTAATTCTTATAGGTCTACTTGCTAATCCTGAAGGAGAATTTGCACCAACAAATCTTACATATCCCCCAGGAAACATTTTTCCTTGTACTGTCCCTGATTCTCTTTTATTAGCTTTTTTTATCAGTTTACTTAAAACTTTTGTATCTCTTAACATTGGCTCAACTCTCTCTTTTGAGAAAGCTTTTGCATCATCAACTGTTGGCTGTACAAAGAGGATAGGACATGGATCTAAGTGCATATATCTTCCTAAAATATTTAAAAGTAATTCTGTTTTTCCAACTTGTGCTGAACTCATAATACTGATTGACTTTGTTACTGTATCAGTAACACAATCAAATATTGCTTTCATATATGGTGTTCTTTCTGTTTCCCATTTTCCAGCTTCTGCTGCACTCTCTCTTGAAAGCACTCTGTATTTATCTGCCCATTCTGCAATTGTCAAATCTTCTGGTGGAGCTAAGGTATCTTTTACAATATTTTCAATCAATTTTATTGTATGTTTTCCCTGTATCTTCATCTTCTCCAAACTCACTTTCTTCATATTTGTAATCAACCAATTCTTCTAAAACATTAATAACAGCTTTTTTTAAAATATCTTCAATTTCAAGCTGATTATTTTTATTCAACAATTGAACTGAAATTTTACTAGGAATAGCCATTAATTTAGATTTAAAATTATAATTCATATTTGAAACTATTCTGATAACATCACTTTCATGATGATATTCTTTTTTTAAAATTTTTAATTTATATTCTTTCAAATCTTTATCAGCTCTCTTTAATTCAGCTGTTTCATCTTTTCCTGAATTCTTTTCAACAAATATTTCTATCACTTGGAGTAAATCATATTTTCCAGGAGCAATTCTAGCAGCTTTAAAATAATCTCTAACTTTTCTCTCTGAAAATTGAAATAATTTTGCAATTCTATTTTCCGTTGCTAAAACCTGTTGCATTTTTCCTCCTCGCGTATATAAATTATTTTTTGGCAAACTTGAAATTTTTCCTAAAATTGATGTTTTTTGAGCTCTTCGGACCCTCAACTCAGAAAATCGTCTGACAGTACCTTATTCTATAAGAACAAGTTGACCTGCCTTTTCTTTTTTCTTTGCTTCTTCCAGTTTCAATTCATCAGTTAGCTTATATCCAAGCATCTCATTTATGATCCTGGTAGCTGTAGCTGAAGCAATGAACTGCTTCTCCTTTACTACTGTCTTGATTATTGAATGCCCATCAGGGCTTGATGAATCTGTGTATTCAACTCTTTCAACTCCTTTTATTCCCTCATCTCTAATCGTAACAAGTGCATTAAGATTTGCCATTACTCCATACCTAACATCATCTTTTAACTTTTCTCTTAGCTCTACTAATGTTCCAATTATCTTTGGATTCTTTTCTATATTTGCAGCCTTGGTCTTTTCACTATATCCTGCTTCTAATTTTGCTTCTTCTTTACTAAAACCACACATTCTAAACATAACATACTTAGTCTGTTTTTCTGTCAAGCCCTCAAAATTGGATATTTTTGCATTTTTTTCTTCTTGAATTTCCTTTCTAATTTCCTTATACTTTTCTAAATATCTTCTAATCCAACTAGTAATTGTATTTAGATTATATTTAGTTCTTTTTTGTATTTCAGAATACAGGTTTTTCTTCTTTGTACTAAATTTTGTTATTTCAAGCTGAACATATAGTTCTAGTACTTTTAATTGCTTATCTGTGAATATTTCTTTTTTCATGTTACATCACCAATATAAATTTCTCTTCTAACTTCATTCTAGTTATAGAATTCTATTATTTCATTCATAGCTCTCTGCTACTAAAAATGTATTAAACTATATTTAATACATTAGAAAATTACTACTTCAATGAGTATACTTT